CGGCGAGCCGGTCGGTATGCACCGCCGTGCGGTCGGCTGCCGTGGCTGCTGCGTCCGCATCGGTCTGCAGGCGGTCGGTGTGCGCAGCTGCCGCATCCGCTGCCGCATCCGCCGCACTGGCGGCGGCGGCCGACGCACTGGAGGCAGCGCCAGCCGCAGCCGTGCCGCCGACGTCCGAGTCGTGCAACTCGATAACGTTGCTGTCGTCTACTACAAGTTCGAGATCCGATGCCATTTCGCGGTCCTGATTATCGGGTTACGTCGGGCGAGCAGTACACGCGGCCGCCCGCGACGGTCATGGTATTGCCGGCCGGGCTCGTGATCTTCAGGTCGTAGGCGCCCACCAGCGTGAAGGGCCGGTCATTGACCTTGACGTTCACCGGGTTCGGCGCAGGGGCGCCCACCGGGAAAAACGTCATCGTCTGCGTATCGGTGAGCTTCGGCTGGATCGTGCCGTTCACGCCGCCCAGCGCAATGCCGCCCGTCGCGGATTGCAGGTCAACCAGCGTGGCCGTCGCGGAGTAGGACGAGCGGATCTGCATGCGCGCCGTATAGCCCGTCAGGTCCATCGGCTGCGCGTTCGCCTTGAACCGCAGCGTCCAGATGGGCGCCCAGTCGTCACCCTGCTCGATGTACAGGTCCAGCGCTGCGCCGCTCATGTCGCGTTCCTTTTCGGGTATTTCGCCTTGACTGCCTTGATGCGCGCGAGCATGTCCAGCGTGCTCTGCGGCACCGGCTGTCCGTTAAGCAGCGCCTCGAAGCCCTTCCACAATTCGTCCATCTGGTCCCCGTAGTCCGGGTACGAGACGGCGCGCAGCGGCGCGGGGTTAGGTGCGTGAACTATTTTTGTCATGGCTGGGTTACCTCAAACTTCGCCGCCAGGTACGGCCACGACTCAATCACCACGAGGTACGTGCCGGGGTAGGCGAACTCCAGATCTATTTCGCCGTCCTGAATATCGACGGGCAGTTCGGTGCCGATTGTAACCGTGGACGGGTTCGGCACGTTCGAAATTTTCATGCCGTCGAGGCTTGACGGATTGGACTGCCTGGCAACTACCTGGTCGTCAGCCGTCACGTAGTGGCCCTCGATCGAGCCCCGCCCCTCGATGTAGCGGCGGCCCACCTCCCGCTGGTGGGCCTCGAAAATGTAGCGCGGCGCGTTGCCCGTGTGGTCGATGCGGCCGTCAGCGTCAGCGCACACGAAGTCCACGTTGCCTAGTGCGTCAGTAGGGATCATCGCTTTGCCTCGAAGACGGTTACCGCCAGGTTCGTGCAGTTGTTTACGCTCACCACAATCTGCAGGTTTCCTGAGTAGTTGCCGATGGTTATGACGTTACTTTGCGGAATACCCGCAGTACCGGAGATCGATACGGTACCCCCAACGTTGGTGGCTGCCGAGGCGTTGCCCGAGCCCGACGGCGGCTGGCCGACGTTGCCCGTCAGGAACACCAGCATGGCGCCGCCGCCCGCCGCGTAGTTGATCACGCTGCCGTTGCCAACACCGTAGGACGCCATCGTCGTCACCGCGTTACCGCCGATGCGCAGCGTGTCGATCTGCGCGACGCCGATGTGTGCCGTCTGGATCTGCGCGTTGGCGATGTGTGCGGCCAGGATCTGCGCGTTGGCGATCAGCGCAGCCGTGATCGCCGCGTTCTGGATGTTGGCCGTGCCGATCGCGGCGTTGGCGATCTTCGCATTGGTGACCGACAGGTTCTCGATGTCGAGCGTGCCGCCCTGTTTCGGGATCACCTGCGTGCCGACGTTGCTGTTCCACGGCCCGACGTTGCCGCTGGTGTCGACCGCGCGCACCCAAAAGTAGTACGGCACGGTGGGCGTGAGGCCGCCCACCGTCCAGTTGGTCGAGCCGATCTTGTCGCCAATAATGGCGGCCGTGGCGATATTGTTGGTGCCGCTGTAGGCGACCTGGAAGTAGTTCAGGTCGAGGTCGGACGGCGCCGCCCAGTTCAGGATCGCGCTGCGGAAGTCTGCCGCGCCCGTGAGTGACGTGCAGGCTCCCGGCGGTGCGCTGCTGCCCTGGATCGTGTAGGTCTCGTCCAGCGAAGGCGACAGCGAGCCGTCCGAGCTGATGCCGTAGACCTTGAAGTCGTAGATGTCTCCCTTGGTCACGCCATCGATCTCGTAGCCGGGCGTGCGCGTCGTGTCGCTCATCCAGATGCCGCCATTTACGCGCCACTGGATCATGAAGTGGGTGGTGTTGCCCGACCAGCTCATGATGATCTTCGAGCCGATCACGCCAGGTGCCGCGAGGAACGTCGTCTCGGTGAGCGACCACAGCGTCGGCAATGCCGCGCCGAGCGCGTCGCCGTAACCGATGGGCGGCATCTGCAGCTTGGTGCCGAAATCGATCGCGCTGTACTTCGAGGCGTTGTAGGTGACGGCCGTCACGTCGAACTGGTTCTTCTCGGACTCCTTCACGTTGAGCACGCGAAAAGTCTGCGGCACGAGGTTCGAGCCCGTCAGCACCCACATGAAGCCCGGCTGCGGCACGTTAGCGACGGGCGACACGAAGCTCAGCAGCGCCGTCGTATTGACTGTATTCAGGACTTGCGCCTGGTGGCTGTTGCCGTCGCCGTCGTAGTAGATGATCGAGTAGGTGACGCCGGGGTCGAGCACAACGGGCGCATCGAGCGTGATCGTGTTGACGTCGGCCTTCATGATCCGGCCGCCGATGCGCTTGGTGCTGCGCGTCGGGTCAGCGACGTAGATGATCTCGCCCGGCGTGAGCATCGCGGCGTCGAGCCCGGCCTGGAAGGTCAGCTGGTCGGTGTCGGCCAGCTCGCTGATCAGCGCCCACTGGCCCAGCCGGTGGGCCTGTCCTCGCGAGGTGCAGCCAACGGCCATGATCTCCGTGACCTTTACGCCAAAGCGCTGCAGCGCATCGGCGTTTTCGACGTACTCGGTGTTCTGCTGGTACTGCTGGGCGGGGTCGTTCCAGCGCACCAGCGCGACGCTGTGCCGGTCCTTGAGCGCCGTTCCCTGGTACTGGAACTTGCCGTTGATCACGTTCGCGCGGCTGAACGTCTTGACGGGCGTATGCGGCGCGTCCTGCGTGACGAGGATATTGCCGGCCGCCCAGTAGCTCATGCCGCGGAAGATCGACAGCATGTCCTGCACGCACTGGTACGCTTCCTTGGCGTTGTTGATCACCATGTTGCAGGTGAAGCGTGGCTCCAGCCCGCCAAAGCCGTCGGGTACCATCTCGTCGCAGTACTGACTGATCTGGTAGAGCGCCGTCTTGTCGATGGTCGAATCGGACAGGTAGTTGCCCAGCCCATAGCGGGTCGAGGTGATCAGGTCGTAGAAACACCACGCCGGGTTGTCGGTGAAGGCGAGCTTGAAGCCGCCGTTCCATGCGCCGCTGTAGGTGCGCAGATCCGGGTCGTAGTTGTTCGGCACGCGCACCAGCAGCCCGTCGATCAGGTAGCTGCGGCCCGGCACGCTGCTGAACTGGCGTGCGTCGATGTTCAGGCCGACGAGCGCCGAGTTCGGGTAGCGCAGCCGCTGGTCGACCACTGATTCGAGCACGTCGAAGAAGGTGTCGTTGATCAGCGTGGAGCTGGTCGAGTCGTCTGTGATACGGCGCACGCGCACGAGCCACGGGCCCGCGCCCTGCAGGTCGAAGCGGGCGCTGCGCTGGTACTTGCTGCGCGTCTTGCCCGTGATCGTCATATCGACCACCTGGGTCCACGCCAGGCTGCCACTTGACTGGTACTCGACCACCATCTCGACCGAGCTGCCATGCACGTCGCCTGTTGACGCGTTCACGCTGTAAAGCGCGGACACCGACAGCGTGACCACGCAGGCGTTCGCCTCGGGGTTGTCGATGGCCGTCTGGATCGGCACACCCTTCTTGACCTGGGTACCCAGCTGCGTGCTCGTGTAGACCGAGCCGAAGCCGGGAACCACCGGCTGGCTCTGCGTGCCGTTCACCCACGCAACCTTATAGCCGTTGAAGTTCGGAGAGCCGTTGGTGGTGATGGGGACGTTATCCAGAAAGATCGCGTCCGTCTGGGCGCCTGCGACGCTCGGGTTCAGACCACCCTGCACCAGCCCCTTGATCTCACCCTCACACAGCAGGTCGAGCAGCGACACGAAGGCGACCGACTGCAGCGAGTCGGGATCTTCCGTGGGCGTGTTGGCTGAGCCTCCGCCATCCTTGCCGCCGCCCGCGCCGCGCGGCGGAGTGGGGATGCGGGCGACAATTTTCTGAGCCGGGTAGTGCGCGAAGCGTCGCGGAAAGGGCGCGTTCAAGTGAGGTTCCCCGTTTCGGCGGGTGCGTTCGCCAGATCCACCGCCGACAGCGCTGCCGAGATGGCCTGTGAGCCGATCAGCACGCGGCCGTAGACGACGGGCACGGGCGCACCCTGTTGCTGTGTGTTGGCCGGGCCGTTGAAGTAGAACGAGCTGAGCGAGTCGCCGCTATTGCCGCCGTTACTGTTTTTCGGGATGGTGGTCAGCAGCCCTGTGATGCCGCCCAGCGTGAGCGACACGCCCAGGCCCACGGCTGCCATCATCATGCCGCCGCCCGCTACCCAGCCGAACGGGTTCCACCAGCACACCGCGAGAATGATCAGGCCGACCACGAACTCGACCGCCGAGAAGAGCTTGCCGCCGCCGCCCTGTATCACATGCACGATCGTCAGCCGCTTGCCGGCGATAGGCAGCGTCAGCTCCTTCTCGCCGACGCCGCGCGCACCGTCGTCGACCACGATCTGATACTCGGCCCCCGCCTGCGAGTCCTCGATCAGCTTCTGCTTGAACTCCGGATAGTTCATGCCGAGCAGGCGGAACACCTCGGCCGTCGTGCTGGCCACGAGGTGGTGGGTGCGGCCGAACAGCTCGCCGAGCTGGCCGGCGAGCACGACTTCCACGGTTTCGTTGTCGATGACGCGCGCGCTCATAGCTGGCTCTCGTGTCGCAGGTGGTGAGTAGTCCTCTTGAACCAGTCGCTGCCGAAGGTGTAGGGAACAATTTCGGACAACCGACCGTGTCTATGGTGCAGGATTGTACCGTCACCCAGGTAGATCGCACCATGATTCGGCACGCGCGAGGCCATCTGCATCAGCAACCCGTCGCCGCGCTTCAGATCGTTGAAGTTGACCTCGGGCGACACCTCCCGGAAGCCGTGCTGGGTGAACTGCTCGACGTACATGTTGCCGCCGTTACTCCACCAGTCATCCGCGCGCTCGACGTCGGGCAGCTCGATACCCATCTCGCGGCTGTACCAGTCCCGGCACAGCGCGTAGCAGTCGAGGATGCCGTGATAGAACTCGCGTCCGACGTAGGGCGCCACGTAGCCGGTGGGCAGCGTCAGGCTGTGGCTGCCGTCCGCGCCGACGATATGCCACGGCAGGCCCGAGGGCTCCAGCTGCACGAGATCAGCCTGGGTAGGCTGCGCGGTGGCGCGCGGGTGCGTGTGCCATACGGCCACCACCTTCTCGCTGTTGTGCAGCCTCGCCCACTCGACCGCTCCGATGCGGAACTGCTGGTCGGGCTCGGTCGACACGTTCGCGCATTCGACCAGTTCGTTGCCGTGCTCGCGCTCGACGATCACGCCGCACAGCTCCAGCGGCTTGTCGGGGTGCAGGGCCTTCTCTTCCTCCATGCGCGCCAGCATCTGGCGGATCAGGATGACATCAGACATAGCGTCGTGCTCCAGGAAAGCCGCCGAACGGCAGGTCAGGGTTCGCGCCAAAGTGGGCGAAACGGCATTTGCAGCTGTCCAGCCGCTTGCCGCAGATGTCCGCGCCCGGTAGCGCGACGGGCTGGTCGTTGATGTCGAAATAGAAGCCCGCGATGGGCACCCAGCTGCACTCGGAACTCTTGTAGACCCACGGGCAGCTGTTCTGGATGACCTGCCGGTTGGGCAGCGTGATGCCCGTCAGATCCAGCGAGCTGACGAGGTCGAAGGCCACCACGTCGTCACTCTCAGCCGTCTTGCGGCCGAGGTAGAAGACGTCCTGCGGGAACTCCTGGGTCGGGTTCGCGTCGGGCATGCCGTCGAGGAACTTGCGGAAGGTGCGCTTGCGCGTGAGCTTGGCACCCACCATGTCCTGATACTGCATGATGGTTTGCGAGATCGCGCCGTTCACGTTGGACACCACCAGGCCGGGTGTGGGCATCTGCCCCTGCCCGTTCAGTTCGAAGCCCGTCACGTTGACCGGGTACGGCTGGTAGGTGATGCCCTGAAACACGATCGGCTGGCGGAACTCGTTGGTGCCGCAATGGAAGTACTGCACGGAAGCGAGCCCGATCGGATTGAGGTCGAGCAGGTACAGCTCGATCAGTGCGTCGGGCGCGAGCCGCATGCACTCGGCGTTGATGGTGTTGGCGGTGGTCATGTGTCAGTCCTCAGTCCGGGTCGAAACACTGCACGAAGGTGGCCGAGACAACGACGAAGCCCCAGCTCTCTTCGTTCTTCTTGAAGGCGCCCTTGGTCTTCACCTTGATCGGGTCGGCGTAGCGCGGCGGCAGCCACCAGAAGCGCTTGGTGCCGCCTTGCCGGCGCAGGAACTCGAACGCGTCGTCAGCGTCGCTCGGCGACAGGCGCGACGTGATGTCCCACGAGTCGGCCGTGGTGTTGATCCCGAGCGGCACATCCTGCGAGTAGCCGTCGCCGAACTGCGCGGAGATCACGTTCGGCGTGACGGAGTTGGTCGCGCCATAGGTGCAAAACCAGTCGTAAATTTCGAGGTCTGCCATTTAGGGTCGTCCTGCAATCTGGCGAATGGTGGTGTAGACCGCACCGCCTGGCTGGGAGTATTTCGAGATCACCTTCAGCACGGCCGATTCGAGATCGCGCGCCATCTGGCCGTTCTGCGCGGCGTCCGACACGCCAGCCTTGCCGTCCGTGCCGCCGCCGCTCGCGAAGTTCATGTCGATGTACACGTTGCCGCCGCCTGCAGCGCCGCTACCGGCGCCCGCACCGACACGGCCGTCGGCAAAGCGCGGCAGCTGCATCTTGTTCATGCGCGCGATACGGTCGGCGCCGTAGTACTTGGTGGCGGCAGCCGTCAGCACGGACTCACCGTTGGACAGCCATGCGAGGCCGCGGTCATCGCGCGGGCCGCCCGGCGCGGTGATGTAGCCGTCCTTGTCGACGCTCGCGACACCGTCGGCATAGAGCGGTGTGGAGGTGACAGTGGGTGTGGCGACCGCGCCGACCTGCACCCCTGCGCCCGCTGCGGCACCTGCACCCCCCGCTGCGGCGCCGATCAGGCCGACGAGCTTCTGGATCGCATACAGTTCGAGCAGCTGCGCGGTCGCGTAGATCACGTAGTTCTTGATCGCCTTCGAGCTGCCCGAGGTCGCGGCCACCACGCCCGTGTAGAGCAGGCTCGCAGCGCTCGATGCCGTCAGGCCGAACTGGCTGAGCGTTGAATCGGACTCCTTGCCAAACGTCTGCAGCGCGGAGGTTGCGTTGCTGATGTCCGAAGGCTTGCCGGTGGCGCGCGTGAAGTCGGCCTGCCCGATCACACCGTTCTGCGCGTTCTGGTCGGCCTGGGAGAGCGCTCCGTGGCCGCCCGAGACGGCGGCATTGCCCACCGGCCCGGTCGGCGTCAGCGTGCCGTCCATGTAGCCGAGCTGCTTGCGCAACAGGTCAGGGATCGTCACGCCCAGCGATTCCGTCATCGACGCGGTGTTCAGTGCCAGATCCTGCTGCGCCTTCTCGCGCGCGGCGTCCGCGATCGACACCGCGCCCGTCGCTTTCAGGAGACCCTGGAAGCCCTTGAGCGTTGACTCGGTCAGCTCCTTGGACAGCGACTGCGTGATCGAGTCGTAGATGCCGCCGCCGATGTTGCCGGTGAAGTTCTGCAGCGTGTACGCGTCAGCCGTCTTCTTTTCCTTGAACGACTGGAACAGCGAATCATTCGCCTTGCCGAGCCCCGAGCTGAAGCCCGTGACGGCCTGGTCGGCGAGGGTGGTGCGCGACTTCTCCAGCGCGGAGATCTGCGCGTCCACCGCGTTGAGCGTCTGCTGGTACACGTTCTGCAGCGAGAACGCGTTGTCCATCAGCAGTTTCTGACGCTGCTGCTCGATGTCAAACAGCTGCTTGGCGAGCGTCAGCGTGTTGGCCTGCCGCGCGTACGCGATCTCTTCCTGCGACGCGCGCGAGTCCCCCAGCGCGACCATCTGCACGGCCTGGTCGTACTGCGCCTTCTGGATCGTGGCGCCCTCAGCCAGGCTGGTGAGGATGTCGTTCTGCGAGCTGGCGGCGTTCCCATACAGCGCGTCCTGCGCCTGCAGGATCGTCGTACGCGCGCCCTCGATCGTTTGGATGTTGAGCAGGACGCGATGCATGTCGCGCACCACTTCCGCCGCGTCGTAATCGAGCTGGATCTTCGTCAGCTGCTCGCCGTGCTGCTTCTTCAGCAGCGTGAGTTCGTCCTCCAGCTGCTTGCGGCTGTTCTCGTTGCCGTTGCGCCTGGCGTTGGCGATTTCCTTTAGGATCTTCTGCCGGCGCGACTCATAGTCGGTCGCCTCGGCGATCAGCTGCAGCTGCTCGACGTAGTCGTAGTTATCCTCAGTGATCGCCAGACCGAGCGACTTGCGCAGCGCCAGCATGTCCTGCGCGACCTTGAGGTTGTCCTTGTCGAGCTTCGCGCGCTCCTGCGCAGCGTTATAGTCGGTCGGGTCGATGTGCCCGCGCGGCGTCTTCCGGTCGTGATACTTGGCGTTCGCTTTCGCGACCAGCTCGTCGACGTCGGCCTGCGACTTGATCCCGGCATCAACGAGCGGCTGCAGGCCAAGGCGCAGTTTTTCCTCTTCGTCCTTGCGCTTGTCGGCAGGACTGCGCACACGCTTGTACTCGGTGTCGTACAGGCGCATCGCCTGCACCTGCAGCTGGGTCTGCTGCGCGCGGTCGCCTTCGATGCGCGCCTGCCGCGTTTCCAGACCCATCTGGTCCTGCAGCAGCGCGATCTCCTTGTTGCGCGCGTCAATGCGCTCCTGGATCGCCTTGTTGCCCGAGCCGAACTGGCCCGGCACGAGACTGGAACCGCCGCCCACGTCGCGATGACCTGACGGCTCGGTCGACAGCCGCGCCAAGTCCTCGCGGTTGGCGGTCTGCAGCTCAGCCAGCTTCTGCGCCGGGGCCTGCTTCCTGCCGAGGCTTTCGAGCGCGTCGATCGTCTCGCTGATGACCTTCTTGATCTCGTTCCAGCCCGAGATGATATAGCCCTGGTTCTCGACGACGGACTTCGTCCGCTCTTCCATCGCGGACGAAAAGTCGTCAAGGGCCAGCTGCGACGCCTTGATCGCGTCGCCGTGGCGCTCAGCTGCAGCAATCGCCTCGTAGGTTCCGGCCGTCAGGAAGTGGAACTGCTCGTTGAGCTTGTAGACCGCTTCAGTCGGGTTGTCCTTGAGCGAGCTGACCTGCTTGAGGAACTGCTCGACGTTGCCGCCGGCTTCCTGCACGTACTGCGCGGCCTCGGCGATCTTTGCGATCTGCTCAGCCGAGTAGCGGCCCGACTCGGCCAGCTGCAGCACCACTTCCTTCGCATTGCCGATCGTTCCCGCGAAGTGCGCCGCCGTCTCAGCCGTCTCTTCGAGACCCGATGTGGTCGTGCCGGCGTAGTTGCCTGTCTCTGCGAGCGCGAGGTTCAGCGCGTTCTGCTCGCGCGCGCCGGCAATCGCGGCCGCCGTCATGCCGGCAATCGCCGCCGTGGCGCCGAGCAGCGACAGCCCGACCACGCCCAGTAGCCCGTCGAACGTGCCTGAGATGGTCAGCAGGCGGGTGAGGGAGCCGCCAAAGCGCGCCCACTCGCCCGTGATGATGTCCTTGATGATGGTGGTCAGCTCGCGCGCTTCCTGCGCGGTCGCCTTGACCTCGAACTTGGCGCTCTTCGCGCCTTCGCCTACGCCCTTGAGCGCGGCTTCGAGCGTGTGGATGTTCGAGAAGTCGGAGCCGATCGCGTTGAAGTCGCGCACCGCGCTCGACGGGAACGACGAGGCGAGGTTGGCGTTCTGCGACAGACCGCCCGTACCCGCTCCGATCGACGCCTGCTCGGCGAGCTGGATCGAGCGCAGGGTCTTGAGCTTTTCGCCGGCCGACGCAGCCTCGTACTTCGCACTGCGAACCAGGTCTGCCGTACGCGAGGCTTCCAGCGCGGCCTGCTCCTTGAGCATGGCGTTCTCGGCTGCGATAGCGGCCATGCGCTCCGCGTCAGCGACCTTGCGTGCGTCGGCCTGCGCCCTGACCATCGAGATCTGCTCGGCAGCCTGTTCCGCCATCCGGGATGCCTCGGCGTCGGCTTCCGCCCTGCGCACTGCTGCCGCCGCCGCGTCAATCGCAGCGTTCTCGGCGAGCGCGCGCGCGTGCAGCGCCGTCATCTCAGCTTCTTCCGCCGCGCGCTGCTCCAGGATCAGGTCGTTGCTTAACTTCGCACGCGCGACGCGATCCGCTTCGAGTTGCGTTTCGAGCAACTGGATCTGCTTGGCGTTCGCCAGCCGGTCAGCTGCTTCGAGCTTGGCGGCGGCAGTGGCCTCGGCGTCGAGCGCGCGGTTGACCCTCAACGCCTCGGCGTGCAATGCCGTCAGTTCGGCTTCCTGTGCCTGCCGCAGCGCGAGGATCGCTTCGTTGCGCGCGACCTCGTCGGCGATCTGCTGCTGCGCGAGCGCCTGTTCCAGCCGGCGGATCGTTTCAAGGTTGGCGACACGGTCAACTGCAGCCTTCTGGTCGAGCGCGGCGTTGACCTTCAGGGCCTCGGCGTGTGCCG